TATATATAATGTATAAGTAGAACGATGAACCGACTTCCCGACGAACTCCAAAGAATGATCTTCCAATATTCCCCAATCGTATCACCGAGTGCGAAAGTGATGGAACTTTTGATTGAATGCCGACAATGCGAACCCGAAGATGATGGTGGATGCGATTTCCATCTCTGGTGGCGCGACTATTTCAAAGTAGAATGCCGACCCATCTACAACCCGAAAGAATATTACGCCAAGATCGGATATGGTGACGATTGTTGTAAATGTAAATGGCCGAGAACCTGGAATGAACTCCAGACCGAGGGTTACGACGATATGTGTGCCGAATGTTACGAAGAAACTTACCATCCCGAGTGCCGAAATCAAGCCATTACAATCCATTCTGACGTTGAAAGTGACTACGAAAGTGAAGACGACGAATATTAAAAAAATCGTAGGGGATACCCTTGCCGATATTTGAAAAATCTGATTTTTTCAAATATTAATTTTATACGATCAAAACTTTAGACAAAAGTTTAATATTAATAATACAGCCAATTAATTATTATATTATCTAAACTACTTAAAAAATAGTCTCCTTATAATGTATAAGTAGAGAATGAACCCCGAAACAGCAACTGAAACTATTACGATTACCTTAAGCCCCGCTGAGCGATTTTACAAGAACCACTTGAAACGCGTCAGCGAATATCAGAAGAGCCATCCCGAGAAGTGCCGGGAAAAGTGTAAAAAATATAATGATCGCTTGAAAGAACAGCGACCCGATAAATACGCTGAAATCCTACAGCAAAAGAAGGATTATTACGCAAACGTGCGTAAGCCAAAGTTGGTTGCTGAACGTGAAGCAAAAAAAATAGCAAAGCAACAAACAGCAATTGTAGCTGTCTAATTATTTAATAATTTGAAGCCTTTTTTCAAAAAGGGTTTAAATATACTTTAGCAAAAAGTGGAAGGAGTGGAAGCATTTTTTCAACTTTAGAAAACCCAAGGATCCTTTAGCAATATCTCTTTGAAATCCCTTGACTTTAAAAAATGCTTCCACTCCTTCCACTTTATTTAGCAAAATGTAATAATACCTATTTAATATAATTAATATTGTTATTCCAAAACTACTTAAAAAATAGTCTCCTTATAATGTATAAGTAATAAGATGCCCGCCCTTTCCGACGAATTAGCCTCCGAACGACGACAAGTCGCCCTTGATTACATCAAGGAAAACACGTTACCAAGCAGACCGATCAAGCGGTTCATTACAAAACATTTCAAAAAGGTTTCAGAAGAAGGTGTTGAATACGTTCCTACATTATACGTAAAGGATTATTTCAAAAAAGGAGAACGCTTGAAGGCCGGATCCAAGTCCAGTTTGACCCTCACTCAGTTTGAAGAATATTTTACAAACGGTCACGTATTGTTACCAGATAAGGACGGTAAAACAACAGAATGGAAACCAACAATTAAAGACGATGAAGCCGAGTATTTTGAAATCAGACCTTGTTTTGGTAACAAACAAATGGCGATCGTTGATATAGATGGATTGGATAAATCCGGTGACGTAGATATTAAAGAGTTGATAGATAGTGAAAAGATCCCCGAGATCCTGGAAGACGCGAGTTTCTTCTTGTCTCGTAGTAAATCGTTACCTCATTTTATTTTCTATTTGGAAGGAATGCCCGCCGACGTCAAAATCGGCCAATACGTAAATGTTTTCAACGGATTTGAAGGTGATTTGCTTCTGAACCACGCTTGGGAAAAGATAGACGCGCAATTGTATAATTACGACGGTGATCTCACTACAATCAAGTGGGAAGATCTCGTAAAGACATTTAATCCCGAAAACGTAAATGCGAAAAAGCTTTTACCGAAACCCGTAAAGGCGGTCAAAGAAAAGAAAGCCAAAAAAGACAACGAAACCGATGGTGAGACCACCTCAACGGCCGACGAAGAAAAGGTAAAACAAACCATTGAAATGATGGAAAAGATCGTATTGGAAATCCTCAAAGAAGAAGAAGATTTCTTCTCAACTTTTGAAAGTTGGTCTAGGATGGTGTATGGATTTTTCAACGAGGCGTCTGGGTCTCCGCTTGAAGAACAAGCCAGAAAAATCGCGGACGATTTGAGTGAAAACCATTGCGGTGGGACATATTCCGAAGCGGGTTTCAACAAGATCTGGTATGGCGCCAAACCGAAAATCAAAGAACCCGTTAAAATCGGAACATTCTTCAAATGGTTGATAGAAGTTGATCCCCAAAATGCCCTTTTGAAACAACATATAAATCAACGACTTTCAAGCGGATGCCTGACGGCAGATGAGGTCAGACAAAGTGACGAATATTTAGATTACAGAACCGATCAGTTTGAAAAATCCCATTTCAAGCTTTTAAATCCAGTCCGATATATTGAGATTGAAAAGGATAAAAAGAAAGGTGTTAGTTTGATATTCCGTGACCCGACAGATTTCCGAGAACGACTTCGTGACGAAAAAGGCGCGCCAATCTTCAAGGTCAAAGGTGGAATGGGTGCGGTTCCGACCAAGTTCCACGATCTCTGGTTAGACGATCAAGATAAAACCAAATATTCTAAGCTTGTTTTTGACCCAAGTTGGAAGCCCGATGTGGATCCAGACCTTACGGTTCCAGTGTATAACGCATTTGGTGGGTTTCCGAACCACGACACTGAAATCAAACCATTTAAAGAAGACCAATCCGAGTTCATTAAATTAATGAAGTATCTTTTCAACGACGATAAGGTGTTTGAATATATGAAGTGTTGGATCGCTTCCATTATCCAAAGACCCGAGTTCAAAACCAAGGTTGCGCCTATATTATATTCCAGAACCCACGGAACCGGTAAAAACTCATTCGTAGATGGTGTAGTTGCGATATTGGGTCGCAACAATTGCGGAGTGGTTGAAAGTATAGACGATATTACCCGTAATTTCAACGCGCATCTTTGTAACAAGTTGTTTATCTACGGTGACGAGATTTCGGCAAACGCAAAGAAGGTTGCCGATCGGTTAAAACAAGTCATTACCCGACCCGAACAAAATCTTGAAAAGAAAAATATAGACGCGGTTCTTGTTGATGACTTCACCAATTGGCTTTTTACGACAAATAATGAGAATTGTTTCAAGGTTGAAGAGGGTTGTCGTAGGTTGTTGATGGTTCATTGTTGCGAACAAAAACAAACCGAATATTCGGCAAAATCGTATTCCGAGATCAAAGACCCGGTCAAAATCAAACAATTGTTTGGCTTCTTCAAGAATTATTCGCAAACCGAGGAAAGTATTAAAAAATACGGTAAGTTTAATATCGGACAAGATGTCGTGATTGAAACCCAATACAAAAAGGAGATGCTTTTTGAGAACCGACCGGCCTACATTCAGATGTTATATAAAGATCCAAAGCCATTTGTATGCCGAACATTTGCTTCAACCGCCTTATATGAGGAGGCGCAGAAATACGCAAAAGCCCATTTCTTATCAAGCAACTTCACAAGCCAAGAGTTTTCCAAGCAATCCCAACGATATTTGGAAGCCTTTAAAACCAAAGGTAATACTTGTAATAAATATATATTCCCCAAGACGAGAACCGAATTGTTGAGACATTTATACAAGACCGACGAGGCCTATTACCGTTACATTTACCAATTGGACGACGACTTTGTCCCCGAGTTCAAAGACGAGGTTATCCAAAAGACCCCGGGTGGATATTTTGTATCTTCGGAAGAAGAAGAATAAATTAATACCAAAATATATAACAAATAATATAAATTATTATATATTTTATAATTCAGAGATCGTCATTTCAACCGATCCGCCATCCATTTTGATGTATTGATTTTGGATCGTAGATGCCGATGTTCCCATTTGGGTTGCGTCGGCATTCAATTCGGCAACCTTGCCCGAATATTTGTCGGTAAGATATATATTTCGCAAAAGCGAAACCCCGATACGACGACCGAATATTTTATTCAAAATGCGGGTGATCGCATTATTGGCTTCAAACGGTTCGCCAAGATTATTTACCAGCAACGGGACAGCACCAGTTTTCTTTTTGAGTTCAGCCTTCAACGGATGGAACTTCAAGTATTTCTTGATTACGGCAAGGCAATCATCGGAACATTTGATCTCTTGAACTTTATAGGTTCCTTTGGTTTTATAATTTCCAAAATACCACATTCCTGTAGGCAATTCCAAATAGTTGAAATGGGGATCCAAATCCGAGTTGTATTTGTTACAAACGACGGCCATTTGATAGTCCAAGTTACGCCTGGGTGGTTGGGTTGTATAAAGAGACAGCACTACCCAAGACAGCACTTTGTTATAAGCGTCGGTTCCCAATTTCTTTTGCTCCAATAATGGAGTGACTTCTGCTGTTAAGTCACTTTCAACTTTTCTGACGTCGTCTTGAGACAACCAATTCTCTTTCTGGGTTTCGGATTTCTCATTATTTGTAGCAAGGTTCTTATTATAAGTATCAAGTAATGCGTAATACTTGTCGTAAAGTTTCTTTTGTTTTGGTTCTGTCTTCAAGAGAGAAACAATACTAATCAAATAAGTTCGCCGAGTGTTGGGTTTATAATCCGCGATCTTTGCTATAACAGCATCAACGTCCTTCAAAAATGTAAATGATTTCGGGAAGTCACCTCCATTCAGACGTCTCAAATTGTTAAAATACAGCTTCAAACTACTCTCGGTAATATTCTTCTGTTTCAGACTTTCAAAAAGCTTATTGTTTTCCATTCCTATATAATAACAGCAAGATTTTAATTTGACGAAAATCCGCTAAATAATTCAGATATTACAGAATTATCTAAATCTTCCCCGATCGCAATAAACTTTTTTGGAGGATATCGCAGATCAAAATCCAAAGAAATATTTTTAGCTGGTATCTTTGAATATGGTTTGCTAGTATCCCAATACTGGATATAAAATGGCTTATCACCGCCACGCTCGTAATGTAAAATAACCTTGATATCGTCGTAGATTTCAATAATATCTATTCGGCCACATTTTTCGTCTAAACACATTATATATTATACTTAGATTTTTCAAATCGCCAAATATTTTATTGGATCCAATCGCAAACTAAAATATCTGGAGGTTTTCCGGTTTCGTCACATTTTTCCATTACTTTGTTTATAAAATCGTCAAGTTCATACCCGCACTGAAAGGCTAATATTCGGGCAATTACCCAGCGACCGCAGGTCGCAACAGCATCGTTGTTTTCTTGAAACTTCTTTTTGTTGTAGTAGATCTTCGCATTTGGATATTTGGTTTTCAAAAGTTTAGACAGCAAGTTTCCGCCTTGACCTAGGGCGTTTCGGATAATACTCGGAATGTATTTGAACTCTCCGTCTGGTTTAACACCGTAACTATCAAACCACTCCCAAATATCATTGTATTTAAGCAAAGCCGTCCAATGACCTACATTTGGCTTTTGTTCTGTTAAGAAGATCCTAAACCCCCTTGCTTCTGGAATGATTTCGTCAATATCAGTATAATTGTTTAGCTCGCTGTATTTCATTGGTGCGAACCCGGCTCCAAAGTATCGCTTGAAATCGCTGTCGGACACCATTTTAGCTAATTCGCGTTGGTAGTGTTCTATCAATTGCTGTTTTCTATAAGCAGACATTTATACTATATCAACATTTTATATTTAGCAAAAACTACATTTTTTTGAATTAATTAGATTTTTTCCGAAAATAATCTTCTTTAGCCAATATAAGAGAAGAATGGTTCATTATACTCAATCTTACGCCTTCGGCAAACAACAAGAAGTTGAAATACTTCCTCTTTTAGCAGAAAAGCTAAATCGTAACATTCAAGCCTACCCGGAAAGATATTCAAAACACGATTATTTTTGCGACAATTATAATTACGAGGTTAAGAGCCGGACAAACCGAATGGCTCAATATCCCACTACAATGATTACCGAGGACAAGGCAGTTGGAGATAAACCAGTTGTATTTGTATTCAACTATACCGACAAAATCGCGTTAATTGATTACGATAAAGAAAAGTTCGCCAAATACGAGCGCAGAGATTTCAGTCGCGCCAATTTACAATACGATCAAAAGCCTCATATATATATTCCGATTGAGGACTTGACTGTTATCCATCAAAAATAAAATATTAAAATACGTAATTTAATATTTTACTAAAACCCGACAATTTAAGCAATTCGGACACATCTAATGAATTGACTTGAACCAATGCCTCCAGCAAGAGTTCCCCACTGTCCGCCATCAGCAGTTTCACAGTTGATATTAACTTGAAGAGCATTAGCAATTCCAGTGCTAATAACAGAACCACTAACACTGACGCCTCTGAAAAGGGATTGAGTTGAACCAGCAACAGCAAGGTAACTTCCAGTATCGTTCTGGGCTAAAATGGTTCCAGCGTAAGTTATTTGGGCGATACAATCCACTGTAGCGCTTGTAGCGTCAGCAGGGGGCGCAAGTTCAGTCATTACGGCGCAATCAACTTCCCACACACCAGCGGGAAGAGTGAAACCGCCGATAATCATTGGCGCGAAAGTATTAGTGGCTTGGGTTAAAGGAATAGCACTAAAAGTGGGGATCAAAACAGTTCCAACAGGATTTACCGCCGGAAGCGCTGTTCCAGCAACGTCAAAATAAGGATTACCGACACAGGAGCGATAGGACATTTTATATAATTAGATAACATTTTATTTTGGAACATTTGCTAAATATAAGAGGAAGGTTTTAGATCTTTGTAAAGTGGATACAGTGGAAGCATTTTTTAAGGTTGGTGGAAGACAAGACTAAGCAGTAATATACTTCCTTAAACTCCCTTGATTTGAAAAAATGCTTCCACTCGTTCCACTTTTCTATACTTAATAGTATATAACTTATCTTAACATTTGGTATTTTAATTAGATTTTATTTAGCAAAAAATCTTCTACGACTATTATATAAATGATTTCGTCGGTTAAATCTTGGTTCCGGTCACCGACCAAAGAAGACGCGAAAGTTGAACCGGTTCAGATCGCAAAACCAGACGGTTACAAGTCTAGTCAAGCATCTTCAGCCGTAATAATTGATCCCAGTGGAAATCTAATGGTTAAATCCGAGAAATCTAACTCTGAAGAGGAGAAATCTAATAATTAGCGCTACAGCATCAGATTTCTGATAGTAATAATTTATAAATTATTACTTACACATATCAGAGCGCAGTTAGATTTCTTGGCTCGCAATCAGATTTCCATTTAGATTTCTGTTTTTGCTGTTTAGATTTATTTTCCGATCCATATTTATACACTTTATAAGTATATATACGCACATTCTAGATTTTTATTTCCGCCTTTTAGCGAATATAAAAATATATAACTATTGTATAAGATGTCTTTCACATTTCAAGATACGCCAGACTTGGTTTATTACGATGTAACAATAACCAATTTAGAAGGAGTTGATACTGTTCCGCCCGTATTATATTTTAATGAGACTAGAAACTCGCCGTTTATTTTAGACCCAGAGAGTTATTATTTAAGCATTGTTCGCTTCACATTAGACACCCCTTCTTTACCAGTATTTCAGCCCGAGATTGTTCCCAATCAAAGTAATAGAGATTTAACAATATATACAGTTACTCTTTCTTGGACTAATCCAGTGGCGCCATTTCAGACCTTTAACCAACAGCAACCGGTTATATGGTCTCCTCAAATCGCATCATCACCGGTTCCCGCGCCACCCAGTCAGACAACATCAAAACTTCAAAATAATCAAACAGGATACTACGAGACATTAAATTACCAATATTGGATCTATCTAATAAACCAAACATTTCTCACTTGTTTTGCTAACTTGAACGCTCAAGTGACTGGAGCTGGTTTAATATTACCAACAATTCACGCACCAGTCTTGTCTTGGGATACTGTTAATAATATAGCAATAATGAATGCTGATGTTGCTGGATATAACACCAATGTCGCAAATCACATCGGAATATACTTCAATCCCGCAATGTTTCAATTATTTAGCAGTTTCCCAGTTATTATTCAATCCTACCAAACAGCCGTTGCCGGAAAAAACGTCCAGATCCAGCCACTTGGATTTGGAGGCGCAAATATTGTTGAGTTCCCACCTTCGGCTCCACCAGCAAGTCAATATCAAGCATACCAGATAGTTCAAGAATATTCAACCGTTTCTCTTTGGACGCCCATCACATCAATTGTCTTTACTTCAAATACTTTACCAATAGTTCCAAATAATATTTCAGCTCCTTTGCTGTTTATCAACGGTCAAATATATAACAACGGTGGTAATAATTCAAATATTTCGCAAGTCATTACTGACTTCGTAAGTGATACCGGAATATACAAACCCCAAATTGTTTATACTCCGACCGCTCAATACCGGCTAGTCAATTTAGTAGGAAATACTCCAGTATATAATTTAGACATTAACGTTTTTTGGAAAGATAGGGTCGGGGTTCTTCAACCATTTAGACTAACTTCCGGATCTACAGCTACCATTAAGATTTTGTTTCAACGAAAAAACCCGTCGGGGTCATCTGTAGCCTATCCTAAGAATGTTTAGATAGTTGATATTCCAAACATTTAGAACAAAATAACATTTTTCCCCAAAAAAAAATGTTATTGTATTATATAAAATGAGTGATTTCAAAACCGTCCTTATTGAAGACAGTCGCATCGCCGATATTACCGCTTCTGAAGTTTTTGGAGTTCAATCTGGAGCTTCTCAATCTACGTATCAGCAATTTCAGGCTGTTTCTACATCTAACTCGTCAATTGTATTCAACGTCCAGATCCCCAGTGAGAATATTGTAATTGATCGTCATTTGCTGTTATCTTCCCAGTTGAGCTTTCAGCTATCCCTTGGAGGTGCCGGAACCCCTTACGCTGTGCCTAACGGACAGAGTTGCTTCCAGTATGGTTTCAGTGATGCTCTCCAAGCTTTCCCTTTGAACTCTCTCTTCACGACTATCCAATCTACTATTAACAACGTCTCTATCTCTACCAATTTACAGGATGTCCTTCCAATGTTGATGCGAATGAACGATAGTCGCGTCCTATCTCGTTACAACTCAATGACCCCTTCGTTACCCGATTGCGCTTACGGTGAATACAAATCGGCGATCGGTTCTAACAATAATCCCTTAGCTGATTACTCCACTAATACTTACGACGAGGACTTCTCCTCTCGTGGTGCTTACGGTCTTGACTTTATCCAAATTGATCGTTACGTCAATGGTGTGTTTGCTAACAATTCTCCTATTTGCGTGACTGCCGATGGTAACAATACTTGGGTTATTTCTATCAGAGCCACTTTGACCGAGCCTTTCTTGGCTTTGTCTCCTTTTATCAATTGCGAACCCAACCAATCTGCCGGTTTAGTTGGTGTTAATAATATGAGTATGGTTTTGAACGTTGATAGCACGTGTAAGAGACTGTTCTCAACAGCTAAAAACGCTGTTGTTGGTGGAAACTCTCTTGGTGGTTTTATTTCAGCAATTGCTCTTGGTTTCCCAACTGCCCCTGCCGGTGGTGTTGTTGCCTCTCAAGCCGTTGGTTTCCTCAATACAAGATTGCTCTTTAATTTCTTGTCTCTACAACCCGAGCAATATGCTAAGATCTCTACTAAAAACGTTGTTCCTTTCCTTGATTATCCTCGTTATTTAACAACTTTCGCTTCTGGAACTACTATTGCTCCCGGCGCAACCCAGACTTTAACCAGTCAGTCAATACAGCTCAATCAAGTGCCCGACTTAATTTTAATATCAGTGAGAGTGCCGATGTCCCAGCAAAATTGGAACTACGCTTCCAGTTTCTTGACTATTAATAAGATAGCCGTCAATTTTAACAACGCTTCTGGTCTCCTTTCCACCGCGACCCAGCAAGACTTATACAACCTTTCTTACAGAAACGGTTCAAGTC